GAAGTTGCAGTTAAGATTCCAGTTACAACTACACCTGTGTTAGTGGTTTTAAGTTTTTCAGAATTATTAAAAAATAATTTAACGTGAGAAGTGGGAACAGCTGTTAAAGCAAATGTGTTATTATTTTGATCTTTTATTTGAAAAGCACTTGTTAAATTTATTAAATTTCCAGTCCCTTGATCACTTATAAAAGAGTGGCTGCCATCATGAAATATTTTTAAATCTTGTGAATCTCCAAATTGTAAAATATCATCATCTAATAAATTAACATTATTCCTAAATGTAGAAATACCAGCAACATCTAATATACCTGTTCTGACATTTGCAGTCCCAGCAATACCTGTAAGTGCAGATCCATCAATTGCTGGTAGTGCAGATGGGAATCTTGCATCTGGTATTGTCCCTGATGATAGATTACTTGCGTTTAAAGCTGATCCTGTGATATATCCAGCACCATTTGTTAGTTGATTATTATTACTTGGTATTGTTGGTGTATTTGTAAAATTATTATAATCAAGATAGAACGATGCAGCTTGACTGTTTAATTGAGTTGAGTTCGATGCAGTTGTAGCATTAGACGCAGTTCCCGTTAAGTCACCCGTAAAGCCACCCACAAAACTTGACGCAGTGATAATACCAGATGTATTAACAGATACAGTAGTTCCAATACCAACAGACTTAGGAGTTCCGACTGCATCAGTAAATTCAATCTCACCCTTAGCATCTTGTTTGATTGTGATTGTGTTTGCAATACCGATTACAATCTCTTCAAGACCACGAAGTTGTTTTGCAGTTGGGTCAAGAACAATTGAACCTGTGCCAATAGTCAAAATACCAGTGACTCTAGCATTTCCAGTTACAACTAAATCCTCATCATAAACTCCTGTATCTACACCAACATGAACTTTAGTTGAACTTGTGATACCTGTTGCAAATACATCACCATCTTTACTAAGTGTGATACCACTACCAACCAAGACACCAGCTCTTGCGGTGACTATTCCAATCGAATCTACGTTTGTTACATCCTCATATGTTAAGACACCACCAACAGTGACATTACCACTAAATGTTCCAGATGATGCGATGATAGATCCAACTGTAATATTTGGTGTTCCTGTTAGTCCTTGTGCGTTAGTGGCAAGAGTAGATGTAGCTGCATTACCAGTTGTGTTTTGATTACCAGCAGCATTTACGCCAGGCAAATCTATATTTGCAGATCCGTTAAATGATACTCCACCAATAGTTCTTGCATTTTCAAGTATCGTTGCACTCCCAGCATTACCAGTCGTATCTTGATTAAGAGTTGGCACTCGTGCAGCGTTAATAGTTCCTGATGAAATATTTGATGCATTTAAGTTAGTTAAACTTGCACCAGATCCATCAGATAGTAATAGTGTTCCCGCTGAGTTTGGTAATACAACTGTAGGATTACCAGAGAACTGTGCATGTGGTGGCGCCTGCAATCTGAGATAATGTGCATTATTAACTTCACAATAAAAATCTAATCTTGCTGGCGTGCTATCAGTGCTTCGTAATTGAAGACGATTCGTAAATTGAGAATTACCTGATGATGTGATGTCTCCTGTAACATCACCTGTCAAATCTCCTGTAACATCACCTGTCAAATCTCCTGTGACGTTACCAGTTACATTACCTGTAAGTGGCCCTGAGAAAGCTGTAGCAGTGAGTGTCCCTCTAACTGTTCCTCCTGAAGGTGTATCAACCACATTGGAATTTACCTGAATCGCATTTCCCATGTAACCATGAGATGAACACTGATAATGTAAAACTGTTGGTGTTGTATCTGTAACTTCTAAATCAAC